AAAGAGAAACGAGCACAAACAAGAAAAGAGAGGAGAGCAGCAGAACGAGCAGAAAAGAAAAAGGGTAAACTTACTACCCCTACAGGATAATAGCTTGACAAATGTCAAATACATGATATAATATAATTATACGTTTAATACTAAATCAACCTATACGGAGTAATATGAAGTTAACAGCAGAAACAACCGCGATACTTAAAAACTACGCAACAATAAATCAGAACATTCAGTTCAAAGAAGGAAATACGTTATCAACTATTTCCCCTCAAAAAAACATTCTAACAAAAGCAACGATTAGTGAAGATATCCCTAGTACATTTGCTATCTATGATCTCAATAAATTATTGGGTGCACTCAGTCTTTTCGAAAAGGCTCCTGAGTTAAATGTTGGAGAAAATAAATTGAATATTCATAGTAAGGACTATGAGTTAAATTACGTTTATGGTGATCCAGCTATGTTAGTCTTACCTCCAGAAAAAAGTTTAGATTTTCCCGAACCGGAAATCTCATTCAAAATGCCGAAGGAAGCATACGATGCTTGTCTAAAAGCGGCACAAGTTTTGTCATTACCAGAATTGATTGTACATGGTGATAAGAGTAAAATCTTTTTGGTAGCAACTGATACGAATAATAATGCCTCAGATGAGTTTCGTAGAGAAGTGGGAACTACTGATGCAGAATTTCAAATGGTTTTCAAGATTGAGAATATGAAACTTTTGAGCGGTGGATATCAAGTTGGAATCTCTTCCAAAGGTATTGCACACTTTGCACACGAACATTCCAAATTGGAATATTGGATCGCAACAGAACAAAATTCAAACTATAATGGATAAACATGGAAAACTTTTTATGGGTAGAGGAGTTTCGCCCAAAGAAAGTGGCGGATTGTATTCTATTAAAAGCCACTAAAGAAGTCTTTCAAGGATTTGTAGATGATGGTAAGATTCCAAATCTACTTTTGTCTGGCGGAGCTGGTGTAGGTAAAACTACAATAGCTCGTGCTATGTGTGATGAAATTGGTTTGGATTATTTGATGATCAATGGATCTAATGAGGGAAGGAATATAGATACTGTTAGAACTACTTTACAACAATATTGTAGTTCAGTTTCTATGACAGGCGGTAGAAAAGTCGTAATAGTCGATGAGGCAGATTATATGAATGCTGAATCGGTTCAACCAGCACTAAGAGGTTTCATTGAAAAATTTAGCAGTAATGTTAGTTTTATCTTTACTTGTAATTTTCGTAATCGGATCATTGATCCTATCCATTCACGTTGCTCTGTAGTAGAATTCGTTCTACCAAGATCAGAGAAGCCTAAACTGGCTCAAGAATGTTTGGAGAGAGTTAAGGGGATTCTTACTGAAAAGGAAATCAAGTTTGAGGAAAAGGTACTAGTCGAATTAGTTTTGAAACATTTTCCCGATATGAGGAGAGTGTTAAATGAACTACAAAGATATGCAGCAGGTGGAATAATTGATGCCGGTATCTTGGCACAGATTGGTGAAATCAATCTTCTAGAATTAATGAAAGCACTGAAGGACAAACATTTTTCTGAAGTACGAAAATGGGTCACTCAAAATATCGACAATGACCCTGTAAAGATTTTTAGGAAGATCTATGATGGTATTCAAGAACATTTACAAGATACATCGATCCCTCAAGCTGTTCTTATTATTGCGGAATATCAATATAAGTCTGCGTTTGTGGCAGACCAAGAAATTAATTTAGTCGCCTGTCTCACAGAGATGATGGTTGACTGTCAGTTTAAATAGGGGAAAGATGGTAGATTTGGAAGAAGTAGATTTGGAAAAACAGGTAGAAGAGAGGATGAAATCACAACCAGTAAAAGTGTTAAAACTGAAAACAGGAGAAGAACTTATTTCTAGAATTGGTGATGATTCACTTAACCATCAGCACGTTATGGATCAACCTATGGTAATAACTGTGGTCATGCAAAATAATCAACCTGCACTTACAATGACGCCGTGGATAATGTCTTCAAGTGATACAATATTTAAAATTAATAGCGATGAAATATTAACAAAAGCTAAAGCACGGGGTGATATGGAAAAACAATATCTTTCCCTGATCACGGGACTCTCACTATGAAAAAATCTGAAATAACAGATGACTTTATAGGTACATTTGATAATTATTTTCCTGATGATTATGTAGAAAATTATATCACATACTTTGAAAAAATGAATCAACAGGGGTTAACGTATGAGCGACCGTTTAGTCCTAAAATAGAAGTAGATGACTTAGCAATTGATGAATTTACAGAACCTTTTTTCCGTAAAGAATTGTCTGTAAATTATATGGCAAGAGATTTTGTAAACATATTTTTTGATGACCAAAACGGACCTTATGTTGAATATAGGAAAAAATTTAGTATTTTAAAACATCAAGGTAAACACACTATCTATGATATTAAAGCACAAAAAACAGAACCAGGTCAAGGTTATCATATTTGGCATGTAGAAAATAATCAATTAAATAGCAGAAATAGAGTAACCGCTTTTATGTTATATCTAAATGATGTAGAAGACGGTGGTGAAACTGAATTTTTATATCAAAAAAGAAGAATTAAACCAAAGAAAAATAGATTAGTTATTTGGCCCGCTCACTTTACTCATGTTCATAGAGGTTTACAACCATTAAGTGGTAGCAAATACATATTAACAGGTTGGACAGAATATTCTTATTAATGAAATTACAAGATGAATGAAGAACTATTAAAAACTTATGAAGACAACACAAATGAATATGGATTGCCAGTATTTGATAATTTTACTTGGCAAAATTTGAATACAAAGTATCTTGATCCTGATACTTCCTTGCCTATGTCCAAAAGGGCGAAAGTCATGATCGATACTTTGATCCATTTCTTTGAAAAACACCATCCCAAATTTCCATTCAGGGAATTTGATATGCACGATGTACGACAAACTTTTTACAAGCTTTGTCAACTCAATCTAAAAGATAATATTTTCCCAAAAGAAAAATGTAAAACAGTCCATGAAAAATATGATGACTACGTGGGCAATTTTCCAGAATGGGGTATAGGTATTTTAAATTTCAGTTCGAACTATAATATTATTTCAGACGCATTCATGAATCGTGAACGAATGAAATGTAGTTATGATAGATCACCTAGTCCGATTACAATGTGGGATGATCAAACAGATTTGAAACAGATACTTTCACCGATATGGAGACTACATCCAAAATGTGAATCACCTTTGAAAAACAATTTGTATATTGAGGGTGTTCGTGTGGGTGCATATTTTGCCACTCAGTTTAAACCTGCTGTAGCAAAAGCATTCTACGATTTTACTAATGCTAAAAAAGTATTGGACACTAGTTCAGGGTGGGGTGATCGAATGACAGGATTTTTTGCATCGAATGCCGAAGAGTATTATGGAATGGACCCAAATGGTGATCTACATGAAAATTATCACAAGATGGCTGTCCAATATGAAAATTGGTTAGTGAAAGATTCAGAACCAAAATCTACATTTGGTGATAAGTGGTTTTCAGTCGAAGGTAAAAAGAAAGTAAAAATTTACAGATCACCGGCGGAGGACTTGCCGTGGGATGAAATTCCAAATGATATTGATATTATGTTCAGTTCTCCACCATACTTTGCTACAGAACGATATGCCGAAGGTAGTAAGTTTGAGAGTGATCAATCATGGAGTCGATACAATTCTTATGAAGAGTGGAGAGATGGATTTTATCTTCCTGTAATGAGGAAGTGTTTTGAAAAACTTGCTCCTGGCGGTTGGTTGATGGTAAACATTATGGACCCAAAAGTCAAAGGGAAGAGACACAAATCTTGTGATGATTTAGTAAATGATCTTAAGGAACATTTCAAAGGTCAAATTGGAATGAGGATTATGGCTAGACCAAAAAGTATAAAATCATTTGAGGGTGATACTCATGAAGAGAGAAAAGCAAAATACGATGAGTGGCAAGCTAAATGGTTTGTCGAGTCTGTTTGGTGTTTTCAAAAGCCTGGCGGAGAAGATGTTGATCTCTTTGCTCCTTTTAAGGATTCTACTTTGGATGGCATGGGACCAGCTATTGTACAAGAGCCGATTAAGAAGAAAAAGTTGTCAGAAGCAACAACAGAAAAATCTACGTTAGCGGGGTTCTTTGATTAATGAAGTTACACCACTTGAAACCTATACCATTGAAGGTAAAGAGGTTTACGTAAAACGTGATGACTTAATGGGTGATGGAATCCAACATCCGCCGTGGGGAAAATTGACTGCTCTACGAAAAGTGTTAGAGACTATTAATCCTCAAAAACCATTAATACATCTTTCTGTTTATGGGTCTTGGTCTGGTTGGGCTCTGGCTGAAGTAGCAAAGGAATTAGACTATGAGTTTATTATGGCCTATCCTGATTCTAAGAAATTTCCAAAAGACATTTTAGATAAATCAGAAAACGTTCTTCCTATTAAACCTAATATGATGAACGTGATGTATAATAAGGTTGGTCAAATAGCAAGAGAAAAAGATTACATTAGATTACCATACGCGTTTGATCATTTAGTGTATATCAAAACTCAAAAACAAAGATTACAAGAAGTTAAAAAAGAATTAAAGTTTGATCATTTGGTTGTTTCTTCTGGGTCAGGCGTTACTTGTCTTGGAATGATGATGGAACATGAGCCTTGGCCACAACTATTTGATACAAGAAATACAAGAACTTTCCATACTGTATGTGTATCAGGCGTAGATACTATTAGAAAGAAATTTAAAAAATATGGTATCGAACCAACAGAACAAGTTGAAATAGTTAAGA